CTTAGGCTTTGCCGCCACAATCTCTTCAGCCATTACAATCTGCCCAGCTAGTTCATAGTCTGTAGGAATGATAGGTTTGATACATTCTCCTTCCTTAATGAATACTTGAAATGTAGGTTCTCTACCTTGCAGTACACTCGCATATTGATATGCAGGTATTGCAATCATATCACAAGGGACAATTCTCTCACCATCTGCAAGCACGAATCCGAGAAGCCCGCCTGCGACAGCACCTCCAGCAGCACCAAGAGGGCCAAGAGCCGAACCAAGTGCCGCACCTTCGACCGCCCCCAAAGCCGCTTGAGCGTATGGATTAGAAACTGCTTCTTCTGCTGCACGAGCACCACCTGCAATTCCTGCGCCACGTGCAAACTTGGTCTTCCCAAGTTTCTTTAGACTCTCCTTAGCAATTTTACCTTTAACCAATCAAAGACCCCCTTCAAAGGTCTTGCGCCTGGCTAAGGATCTCATTCATTCTTTCAGTTGTGATTTTAATAGGTTCACAGATAAGCATGATGTCAACTTCTAGGGTTTCATCTGCCTGAAGTACCCAATTATCTGCAGCAACTCCGATTAGTAAGTCAGAAACAACTGTGTAGCCTTCAGGATGCAAGTCTTTTGGCCCATACCAATCTTCCCAAGCAAGTAATGCAGGACTAACTCCAGCAGGTGTTGCACCACATACAGCGTACTTTTCCATTACACAGAGGACATCTGGAGATGCAATTCCGACTTCGGATGCGTTTTCGTACGCCCTGGTAGTAGCATAAAGTTTCAGACATGATTGAACACCGGTAGAACCAGATGAAGAAAGGAAGTCTGCCACTGGGGGAAGTGCACCGGAATTATTCAAAGCACCATTAGGATCTCTTAATTGGAACCTAACTTCCTTTATTGCAAGTCCTTCTCGTGAAACTGGATTCACATAAGAACTCAAATCTATTCGTCCATACAGAGTTGAACGGTCGCCTTGCGCATCCAAATCAAACTGCATTCTATCTCTCAAAATTACATCGCCAGCATTTTTTGCCATAGTTTACTTTCTACACTACTAGGTATTTATATTATATTCTTCACACATCTTGAACATCTACGCCGTCTTGGCGTGGAATTGGGGCGCAGCCACACTTCTACACCTCTCGACCTAATTCTAACCGTTATTTATTTAATAAGAGCCGTTCTGGGGTAACTGATGAAGACAGTAATCAGCGCAAACATACCAGTCGAACTTGCCATTCGATTGAAGGATAAAACAAAGGGAACTCGCTCTAGGGTAATTGCTAGAGCGTTGCGAGCGTATCTTGATGAAAAAGATGCTTTTACACTAGAAGATTTGGAGACAGAATACATTCTGATGATGATATGGAATAGAAAGGATCTAACTAAATTACAGGGTGAAATGATTCGACAAATATATTTGGAGTTGAACGCATGAACATCATTATGATTGATGGAGGAGAGCACGCCCAATGTACTAGATGCAAAGGATTCTTTCCAACTGAAAGATTAGTTGAATGCGTCACTCCAATGGATTTATGGCTCGCAGATTTGTGCGAACAATGTCTTGAAGGATGGATGAGATATGAACAATTTTTGGAGGCTAACGAATGAGACACATGGTTGATTTATTTGCCGGATTAGGCGGTGCATCTGAAGCAATGCTTGACGACTGGGAAGTATTACGATTCGATAATAACCCTATATTGTCGGCAGTTCCAAGAATGGTGCTTCAGGATGTGGCGCAATTAAAACATCAATTGATAGCCCATAGAGATCCAATGAAAAAGATTGATTTAATTTGGGCTTCTCCACCCTGCAGGGATTTCTCAGATGGTTATAATTCACCCAAGAGTATAGCTGGGCGCACTATCGGTTTGGAGAACTACCGTCCTGACATGAGTCTTGTATATGCCTCTCTTGAAATCATAGAGATTGCTAGGCCAAAATACTGGGTCATCGAGAATGTTAAGGGGTCTATCAGGTATTTTAGAGAAATCCTGGGCGAACCAAGACAAATCATCGGCCCCTATGTGTTGTGGGGTAATTTTCCCCTTATCGATGTAGATCCTTCAAAAATTACACCCAAGAAAAAGAAAGATGTGCATTCAGCAAATCCGCTTAGAAGTAATATCAAAGCAAAAGTTGATTTAGAAATCTCAAAGGCTTTGAAATTAGCAATTGAGAATCAAAAATCCATCCTTGATTATTAGAACATTAGAGTGTTGCCATTGTCTGCAAACTTTAGCGGTGGCGGATATTGACGAATAGCACCGGCAGTAATGCCGCCAACATCCATCAGCGTAATCCATTCCGGTAAATTAAGTGCAGCATCACCAAATGCCGCATCGAAACCAACCATTGTAGTAGCATCTGTATATGCTGTTTGCAATGCAGCCCTAGTTGTCATCTCTTGATTAGCGTTTGAGGCAACACGATTGTAATATCGAAGTGCAGTTGTACCAGAAATCATTAATTCAGGCCTAATACCGCCATGCCTCCACATTGGGAATACATAGCCTGCCACATCGGCAGGATCGTAAACCACTGCAGTATCAGTAAGTAGTCTGCATTGTGAATCTAAGAATTCTTTGTATTGGCCCATTGAAACAGTTGTTCCACTGGACTTAATTTGATTAACTCTCATGAATAATGAAAACTTAGTGTTGACCAATTGTTCAGGCGCACCCCAATATAACACCGTAATGTAAACATGAGGACTATACCATTTTGTTGTCGGTGTTGCTGCTAGCTGGGCAGAGGGAAATTGTTCTTTAAATTGAAATGGGAACTGCTGTGACTCATTAGAATAATAGGTGGCGCAGGTTTCTTTGTAGAGAACTTGTTCATCTCCAGCCAATGGCCCCGCATTAGTGAATATCACTCCATCATTTAGGTTTATATTCTCCTCAGTATTAATTATCGGATAAGGAGAAACAAACAGTTGGTAAGCCTGCTCTGGAATTCCAAACGCAGTGTTAATTCCCGCATTATCATTAGTGACATCTACCGATAGTATTTCATTTCGATATCCTTCTTTTAGATTCAGGCATCGAGTCATATATCCAACGCCTTCGGCAGTTAGAATGATGTCGCCCTGGATTGTGTCTCTAATTTCATTTACGGCCACTATTACTCCTCCTGTATGCTCGACCCATTTTCTTTAGATCTAATTTTCCATTCTTGAACTTAATTTGATTTTTCTTGACTTTGATATATCGCTGCCACTTGCTAAGTTTTCGCTTAGGCTTTGCCGCCACAATCTCTTCAGCCATTACAATCTGCCCAGCTAGTTCATAGTCTGTAGGAATGATAGGTTTGATACATTCTCCTTCCTTAATGAATACTTGAAATGTAGGTTCTCT